CATCGACAGCTCTGGGCAGGTGGGAATTGGCACAACCTCGCCTTCTCAGATTCTTGAACTAAAAACAGTTGAGCCAAGGCTTTGCCTGAATGGAACGACTTCTAATAACGAGAAGGGTATTGAGTTCGAACATAATGGCACAAGATATGGATCTCTTTTCCAGAACGCTAGCTCTGGCGATATGTGCTTGTCTTCAGGAGACAACGGGGGGGGCTATTTTATTACGTTTAAGACAAATAATGTTGAGCGGATGCGTATCGACAGCACTGGCAGGGTGGGTATTAACAATAGTGCTCCAGGAGACCTGTATGCAGAAAGGTTGGTTGTTGATATTGGCAGTGCTGCACAAGATGGAATAACTATCAAATCAGGCACTTCTGCCCAATGCATGCTTGCCTTTGCAGATGGTACAAGTGGGTCTGCAGCTTATGCCGGATATATCGACTACAACCACAGCACGAATGCGCTCAGCTTTGGCACAAACGGCGGCGAAAAACTGCGTATCGACAGCTCTGGGCGGTTGTTGGTGGGGACGACAAGTTACACCGCAACTGATGCCTCGCTTGTTGTTGATAACAATGTAAGCGGCGGCTCAGTTATTGCTGAATTTCGCAATGAAGTCAACCCTAATTATGGTGGACTTAGGATTTCTGGTGGTATTACTGATAGAGAATGTAGACTGCAAGCTACATACGGCAATTCTTTCCTTACTTTCTACACCGAACCATCAACCGGTGGATCTCAAGAGCGGATGCGTATCGACAGCTCTGGCACAACATCTATTACGTCAAACGTTGCAGTTAATGGGTCAGAGCTTGGCAGTCGTGCGCTCCATGTTCAAGACAGCGGAACTGATAACGCAATGATTTATGGAGACAATTCTGGCTCATTAAGCATTCAAGGTGGTGCATCACAGCCAGGTTCAGGAATCAAACTTACAGGCAAGTCAGCATCATCAGATCCAGGAACAATTAAGTTCTTTACAACTACCGCAAGTAACAATATAGCTTCAGCGGAGCGGATGCGTATTTCGCATGAAGGTATCACGTATCACATTTCAACAAATCATGGCTATCACCTAGGCGTTACGGCTTCAGCTGGAACATCAAAATATATCTTTAGAGGACATCATTCCGCTACTGTTGGAACGTTTAACTCGGGGACCACTTGTTTTAATGTTTGGTCTAACGGCAACGTAGAAAACACAAACGATTCTTACGGGCAACTTTCAGATGTAAAGCTGAAAGAAAATATTGTCGACGCCCCTTCGCAATGGGAAGATTTCAAAGCAGTTCGATTCCGTAAATACAACTTTAAGGAAGAGACCGGGTACGAGACTCACACTCAGCTTGGTGTTATTGCGCAAGAATTAGAGCTTACAAGTCCTGGGCTGGTTTATGAAACTCC